GCTCCACCTTCCACCCCCTGACCTGCCAATGGGGTCCGAGATCGGGATTGCCAACAAAATAGAGTTCTCCGCTCACAGAGGACTGCGACAAGGGGGAGAGCGTCGATTTCGTGACTGCATTAACCGTCGCCGTAACAAAGCAGGACGTGGTGATGGACCCGGAGGACAAGGCCATGATAAGCCCGGCCTCCCTGTTGAGGATATAGTCCACGCCCTCTGTATAGGTTGTGGTGGGGGTTGTCGCCGCATCAGCAACGATCACATCGGATAGCCTGAGCTTCCCGTCGGAGATGGGTACAAACCGATCAGTGGCCACTGTTACCTCAAGTCCATCAATTTCCGATTCGGTCTGGCTTGTCTCTGCAACGGTGCCGCCCATCAGGACCAAGTTCATGTTTTGAACAGACAGCTCTTCCATGGTAATGGAACTCTTGACCGTCTTCTGAATGACCTTCGACAGGTCTTTTTCTTTTGTCCCGGCCATGGATGAATAGTGTTCGGCCTTTTCAAATTCGACATTCGCAAAGGCCGGGCAGTTCCCGAGGTGCATGTAGCCGGTTTCGCCAGTGGGTTTGAACAGGATTTCGCCTTTGCCGTAGAGATAGTTTTCAGTGCTTGGGGAGACAGGCATGATTTCTCCTATGCGTGTTTTGCGCCCATTGCGGCCATGTAGGACTTGGGGGCGTTGATGGTTATGGTGACGTAGGCGACATACAGGGGATGCGGGCTGTCGCCGGACTCTCCCTGCACGGCTGTCTTGCCGGGAATCTTGCAGCCGAAAACCGCGTCCTCGAACAGCTCCCGAAACGTCTCGATACGGGTTGACCCCATATACTTGGTCCCGGTTTGGGTATTTGTTTCCGGATCGTTGAGCCCCAGGCCGAAATACATGACGAGCGTGAAATCCTTGTCCCCGGTGGATCTACCCGTTTCCGTACCCACAAAGGCGATGATCGGATAATCGTCCAGGTCGGGCGGATCGTCCTCGTTCACGCCGACGACAAAGGTGGGCGGTTTGCCGTAAATCTCCGTGGTCCAGGCAATGAGTTCCTGATCGGTGATGGTTGCGGCTTTTATCTTTTCAATAATTTCGGCGATCATACGAGTCCTCGCTTCTGGAGCCTGCGCCCCAGGGACGCGGAAAATTTCTGCCGGAAAAAATCCGGGATTCTGTTTTTGTTCTTTTTGAACACCGGGGCGACAATGGGCCGCTTGGGATAGTCGATGGTCGTGGTCGAACCGCTGATGGCAAACCACTCCTCACCCATGACCGCGTTTTTCCTGCGGCCGGAGCGCGTGGCCGCAACCGCCCTGCGCATCTTCTTGGTCACCGGGATCCGCTTGCCGTACTCGGTACGCTTGGCCACGGCCTGCAGCCACTTATCCGCCTTGCCGGGCTTGCCCTTGCGTGTCTTGCCCATGAAGATCTGCACGGTCTCGCCCTTGTCATCCAGGTTGTACCGGCAGAATTTCCCCAGGTAGAACAGGGGCGACACAGGCGCCTGCCTGCGGCTCCATTTCCGCCGCCCGTTGGCCCGCTTGAACTTTTTGGTCAGGGGCGAAAGAGGAGCCCACCCGGAGCCGCCGTACTCGATGTGGTTGCGCATCTCCCGGGAGAGCCACCACCCCACCGACTTGAGGCCCGACTTGTTGGCGTGGGCCACGTCTGACGGCAGGGCCTTCAAATGGCTTGCAACCTGGGCCAGGCCGGAGAGCTTGATGCGCATAAGATCATCCACGGAACGTCGGCCTCCTCTGCTTGACCGCCTGCACGGTCCACGCAACCTGCCCGCCGGTAACAGGTTCCCCGCCGGGATCGCCCACGGTCCAGGACGCATCGTCGTAGTCAATGGTGTCCCCCGGGTTGGGTTCGGGGACGTCGGAAACCCGGATCACAAAAGAACGAACCCACTTGCGCATGGACCCTTCCGTGATCAGGGAGGATCGACCCGGCACCAACCGGATGGGATCTCCGTTGTAGGTGGCATCCTCGCCGATTTCGGCAAACATGGCATCCACGTCTGCGGAGATGACTTCGTTGTGCGGCATTATTTCATCCTCTTTGTATCGACATGCCTGGTCTTGTCATAGGAGCGCATGGTTCCCACGCCCAGCATGCCCAGGATAAGCGGCATGAGCTCACCGAACTCCAGTACGGGCGGGGAGCTGATCCCGGTCGGGATCCAGCCCTGCGCCAGGAAAAAGATCCATGCCCAGTTCAACAAGGGATAGCCGATAAACTGATATGCGAGCCCAAGGCCGCCGACCCAGCCGATGAACGGCCGCCAGCCCGCAACGAAAATGGACGAGTGCCTGGCCTCGGCCTGGTTGGTCCTGGTCTGTTCGCGCATGAGCTCGGCCTCGATCTGCCTGTCCTGCAGGGCGATCTTTAGACGCTCCTCATCCGTGGTCACCAGGTCGTCGATGATCCCGCCGACACCGGAGATGATCCCGGAGATCCCGTCAGCTATCCAGTTCATGCGGCCACCCCGTCCAGCGTCCGATTGATCCAGCCGAGCAGAAATTTTTTCTGATCCGGGTCGCGATCGCAGATCCCGGCATACCGGGCAATCTTGGCAAGAGCATACTTCGTGACAAATTCGTCAGACCCCAGCGCGTTTATTGCCAGGATGGTCTTGGGCCCCGCGATCCCGTCCGGGGTTGCCCCGGATACGATCTGAGCCAGCTTCACGGCAGTGCGCACCCCGGCGTTGACCGCAAAGTCAAAAATGGATTCGGCGACCGGCTGTTCGATCAGCTCCTCGCCATGCACGGGCTCCCAGAACTCATCCGCGTAAAACTCCCGCACCAGGGCGGTCAGGACCGGATCGGCAAAATTCCCGGCTTTGACGTACTCCCATCCGGGCCAGTCCGCGTGATACCGCGACGAGATTCCGGCAAAGGTCCTGCCGCCGTGATCCAGCTTGACCTCGGTCAGCCGGTAGCCGCCCTCGGCAATGATCATCTTTTCAAATGCGGGTAGAAATTCGGCCATCACGCCCCCTTGTCGTTCAAAATCTCGGCCTGTTGCGCCTGCGGAATGTTTGAGTATACGACCAGCGCACGAAGCATCCTGTATTGCTGGGCTTGGTCCCTGGCGGTTTTCTCGGACAGGCTGGCCAGATTCGTTTCCAGCGTCCCGATCCGGTCGGCTAAACGGCATTGATCACTCGTAGTCACTTCCCTGACTGATTCCCTGGTCGACAAGCACGCCTCCTTGCTGACAAATCCCCTCCCCATCCAGACCCGCACGACAGCGCCAGTGATGATGGAGCCGATGATGGAGATGGTCGTCGTCTCCAGGCCGGAAAACTGCATCATGGCTGCCTCCCGGGGAAGATCCACTCATACAGCCGTTCCCACCTCGAGGCGATGAGCCAAGCGCGCTGCTGGCCGACGTGCAGATCCATGAGTCTGCAGTACACGTGCAGGGGGTTGAGGTTATGCTGTAGCCAGTCTCGCATTCTCGGATCATCCCGTTGTATTTACCCGGCCCCATACAGGCGGCCGGGTCACTAAGGAGGAAGGTTGCCTATTTGATATTCCCGATGAGCAGGCCGCAGTTTTTGCTCACCTTGCTTCTGGCGGCCTTGGTGTCCGGGTCGATGGACGTAAGCAGCGCCTCGTCCGTGTCGTGGCGCACGCGCAGGATGTTGGCGCGAACCTGGTCCTCGTAGTATTCCTCGACCACGAAATCCTCGGACGCCCCCTCGTTCCAGATAAGGGTCCGGCCGACACTGGGCTCGGAGATGTCAGATCCCGGAGCAGCCACGCGACAGAGCATTGCATAGTCGCTGGACCAGATATCGGCGAGGCTGGCGTTGGCCCCTTTTTTGGCCGAATTCTTCAGGGCGCCTGCCACCTCGATATCGATCTCCAGGTAGGCCTCCAGGTGCTCCTTGGTGATGGCACCGGTCTTGGCCGTATCCGGGAAGATGTACTTGATGGCGTCCTTGACCATGGTGGTCTTCTTGATATTCAGGAAGGTGGTCCAGGAGATGACCAGCAGGTTCGGGGGGACGCCCTTTTTGCGCATGACCTCCTTGGATGTATCCACGTCTGCCTTCACGTCGGCAGTCACGTCCGTCCACTTCTTGCTTACATTCACGGAAGGATAATTGGCCGTATTCATGATCTTGTTGGCCACACGCACTTCATAGGCCCGCTGGATCTTGCCCATGAGGATGTTGGACACTGCGGCTTCCATGTCGAACATGGATTTGTAGATATTTTTGAACCGCTCATCGATGGGCATTTCCAGGCCGTTTTCCGAAGTAGCGTAGATGCCGGACTCGAAGTTTTCCACCGACCGGTTATAGTTGCCCTTGGGGCCACGCTTGGTGTCCACGATGTTGAACAGGGCCTTTGCCGGGATAACCGGATACACGCCGGTCTGTTCGGTCACGGGGAAATAGGGCATCACCACCGGGGCAATGAAGCCGAGCTCGGATGCCTGTGAGGCCGTTTCCGTGACCACCTGCCCCAGATCGGGACGATGAATGACTTTACTGGGATCCATATTGTATACCTCGCGAAATTTTATGGGTTACGGGGTTAGCCTGCGGACACGGTGTTGGCCGATTCCGGGCGGGCAGGCATGATCTCGATGATCTCGCCATCAGCGGTTGCATCTTCGAATGCCTTGCCCACCAGGTAATAATCCCCTGCATCTGCCGGCAGGTCCTGAATCTTGCCGTCGGCAGCAGCATAAACCTCATCAGATACGTCGATGGCGCCGGCAGCTGTAATCTCGAACGTGCCAGGGCAGTTGAACAGCTTTACAGCCACACTGTCGCCGGATTCGACCTCGTACAAGGTGACCCCGTCACCGGCGGTATCCGCGTCGGCATAGGCAACCTTGCCCGTGGACAGGACCTTGACTCGTCTGTGTGCGGCCAGATCTTCGTTGGCCACAAATGCCTTGATTCCTTCATTCCAGGCCATTGTTCAGCCTCCTTTTATTTCTGGCCTTCGAGCCAGGTACGATGTTTTTCGGGATATTTTGCCGCACATGCGGACAGGGCTGCTGTTCGACTGCACCCGTTTTCCTTCTGGTAGGCTTCGACCAGGGCGAGGAATGCGGGCGTATCGCCGGATGCCGTGGCCCTGCCTGTGGCGCCGGCGATGTCGCCGGACAGGGAGTTCTTCAAGTTCTCTCGAGCCTCGGCCGCCTGTTTTTGACCGGCCTGAAAAAAGGCCTTGTACACGTCGGCGGCCGGAGTGCCTTCCTTGATGGCGGCCATGGTCACAGCTTGGTCGCCGTCGGCCTCGAGGATCTCCACTATCCGATCACGCTCGGCGCCGGTGGCGGCGGCGGCAGCCTCGGTCCGGATTTTTTCTTCCGTCTCCGCAGTCGCCTTCATACTGACGGCATCGCAGAGATCCGGACGTTCGCTTTGCAGCTCCTCCAGGGTGACATCGGAGAGCTGCCCTTTTGTCTGGGTGCCCGATTTTGTCATGGTGTTGCTCCTTGCCCTGGCAAGCTCCAGAGCCATTTGAAAGTTACCAATCCGGTCGACCAGTCCCCGGTCCAGGGCATCCTGGCCAATGGAGGTCGAACCGTCAGCCATGGTCGAAAGGACATCTTCCACGGCCATACCGCGGCCCTGGGCCACGGCGTCCACAAACAGAGAAAAGTATTTGTCCACATCAGCCTGCAGGTAGTTCCTGCCCTCTTCGGACAGGGGTTCTGCATCGTTGACCAGCCGTTTATACTTCCCGGCGGACAGGATAGTTCGAACGATGCCGTCCTGGGCGTCGGACCCGGAACGATCGTAATGCACGGCGGCCACACCGATGGAACCGATCATGGCCGTAGGCATGGCAACGATCCGGTCGCATCCGGCAGCGATCCAATACGCAGCGCTGCACATCATCCCGCCGGTCCAGGCGATGACCGGCTTGCGCTGCCGTGCCTGGATAATGGCCTGGGCGACCTCTTCCGGGGCAAGTGCCGAGCCGCCAGGGGAGTCGATATCCAGGACGATGCCCTCTACGTCGGGATCGTCACTCGCCTGGCAGACGGCCCCGGCCAGCATCTGCGTAGAGATG